CTTTTCTGCCGCTGTCATCTCACCAGAAGTCTTAGGCGTTTTACTAGAGACCCGCTTTGTGGGCCTACAGTACGGGGTTCCCCGCTTGTCGCCCTTTTTACGCCCACAAGCCTTGCCTGTCTTGACGTCTTTCCAGTCCTCTTTGAACCACCGCTTTAGGGCTTTGCCCTTCTCCGTCTTACGAACGGCCACTAGCTTTCTTCTTTCGACACTTGGCTATGGCACCCGAGGCGTACGCAGAAGGAAAGACTTTATAGGATGCCTTCACCTTGCGGTAACAGTCGTCTTTGACCGTACCACCCTTCTTAAACGCTACGGGCTTCATTTTGCCCATACCCCGGCACTTCATCATAGCGTTACCCTTTTAGCGCATCTTGCAAACTTTACCGCCACGGGCCATACCGTAGCCACGGATTTTACCCCCAGCTTTCATACTATTCATTTTACGGCGTTCCATAGCTTTTTCGGTGTCGATACGATAAACCTCGTCATCAAGATTACGCATAGTTTTTTTGGCGTTAGCCATACCGCCCACGTTGTACTTCATAACCTTTTTATCCGCTTTCATGTAATCTTCTCCTACCGTTTGTGGGATGCCCGCTTTCTTGGCGAACTTAGGATTATTCGCCACCGCCGCCATTAAGTTATGCTGGGCTTTACTTTTGCTAGGCATTACCACTTAACCTTGTCAGCCCAGTAAGCTGCGCTCATTTTGCCTTTGGCAATGTTCTTGCCGTGACGAGCCTTAAACGACTTGCGCTTAGCCTTCATCCGTGCGGATTCGCCCTTCTTGGGTTTACCAGCAGTACTTGCGCCTTTCTCACCAAAACGAATTATTTTCTCCTTCCCATTCTCACAAGCCTTCACAATGTGGGACTTCTTAGCATGGGACGGAGTTCGTCTTGGCTTATTACAAGCCATCGCTTTCTTATCTACTTGCTTAGCCATATTGCTTATTCACAGTAAATATAAAAGTGTAGGTATCTCCAGCAGTTGGAGAGACTGTAGTTGCTACGATGTCGCCAGTTTTACCGGCTCCAGCGTTGTTGGGTATGCCCGTAAAGTCAGAGAAATCGTACTCCTCCGTCCAGTTTACTGGCAGATCAAAGATAAGAACGTTAGCCGTAGCGTCCCATTCTAGTTTGACCCCTACCCCAACACCTACATACACAAGCTTTGCCAAAACAACGCCAGTACAGGCCCTACGGCTTACCGGATCAACCGATAATGTAGAGACATCAACCATTGTGCTAGTTACTACGTCGGTATTTCCTACAACCGCAGTAACCTTAATGATCGCCTGCTTGCTGCCATCTTGGATTATTTGAGTCGATACTGTATCAGCCATGAGTTAGCTCCTTATGAAAGAGCAGCGCCCGTAGCAGTAACCCAAGCAGCGCCTGTGTTAATTACTAGACAAAACTCGTTATTGCCTGCGCCATTATCGCTGACGATGTACACCGTACCAGCGGAAACAGAACCAAAAGCGGGAAGATTAGCCGTAGTTACAATAGGAAAATCAAAACCATTTGTAGAAACGACGGGACCTGAAAAGGTAGTTGTAGCCATTTTGAAACCTCACATGCGAGTTATGGGGCGTATCTGTCTGCATGTCGTCAGCCGGAAGCTGTCAGATACACCGGTTAGTTCCGGATTTAGGTAAGTATATAACACTTATTTATCTAACGCACAAACAAAAAAAGCCCGTCGGTTAGGACGGGTCAAGTCTCAGGGGAGCGTTATAGAGCAATATAACACTAAATTTAAGACAAAAGAAAGGGGGCCGAAGCCCCCAATCTAGCACCTTTTGCTTATTAAGCGCCGGGTGAACCGAAGATGCCCAGTGGGTCAGATACGCCGAAGCTGTATCGCTCACGAGCCTTATATCGGCTGTTACCTGTGTCAAAGTCTGCATCCATGCTAGTTGCCATAGATGAACGGACAAAGTGCTTCAGGCCATTCGGGATGTCAGTCATCAAGAACCAAGCATTGGTATCAGTCAGGTAGTTATTAACTTTATAACCACCGGGGATTGAACCGTTGTTGTTCAGTGCGTTGATGTCGTTATCCGCTGTAGCCACACGAAGATCAGTATCCAACAGGCGAGTAGCAACGAATTGCAGTGCCGGTGGGATAACAAGAGTCTTAGGCTTAGCAGCAATAAGCAACCCGCGCTCATCAGTCCAACCAGCGATCTGGATAACAGCCGCTTCTAAAGAAGCTTCGTTAAGGTCAGCCGCAACAGCAGGAGTGTTTGAGTTTACACCACCAGATACGAGAGGGTGAGCAGTCGAACATAGTGGCTGTCCATCACCGTACGTAGTACCGGCAGCAAAGGCGTTGTTAAGAATAGCAGCACCTTTGGTTTGCTTAGTGTACGCCATAGCGCGGGCAAGTGCCTTTGTATAGCGTGAAGAGAGTGAATCGTAGAGATTATCTTCGATTGCTTCTTCAGTAAGCGAGAAACCCATTGCAACTGTCTCGTGAGTGTAACGAGCAGTCCAAGCTTCTTGCGCGTTGTCATACTCGATTGCAGAACCTTCACCCTTAACAGGTGCGGCACTGAAACCAGACAACTTAGTTTCTTCCTCGAAAGACCTATCCGAAGATTCAGTCTCGAAGATTTCAGCAGCCTCATCGCCATACTTAGCGTATTCGAGACCAAAAAGGGCGTTTAGACCCGGTAGTAGCTCCTTAAGGAGTTGCGCTCTTGAAATAGCCATTAGTCAGCCTCCTTATACGCCGGTTGTGTTGTTGTACTGATGCAGGTTGATCTTAACGATCAGCTCCACAAAAGTATCAGCAGCGGTTTTAGTTTCGTCTACTGTGTCGATAACTCGCACAACTAGACCTGCGGTAGCAGCTTCTGAACCCGCTAGTACAGAAACAGCAGAATTACCAGTAGCGGTATCTCCAGTTCCTTGGATTACAGACATGTTAGCACCTACAGAAGCGCGAGCCGCCGAAGACATAGCACTAGCATTGTCCGTTACAGCTACTTTAAACGCTGCTAGTGGGTCGTCAACTACAATAGCAAAAGCGTCAGTAACGCTAGTGCCGGGGTAGTACTGAGCCGGTGTGAACTGACTCAATGAATTGACGTACTGAACACCTACACAGACGCCCGCAGGGGAACCTGTAGTGGTACCAGTAAACTTCTCACATGTGCCTGCCGCTACGATTCTTACCAAATCACCTGCAAAGATAGCCGTGTTGTAGGTGCTCGCTATAGGAATAAGGCGAGTTTGACCTGCATAAGGCATACCGTCTACACGGTTAATTGGCTGAAAGCCGTAGGGAGCACTGACTGTTGGATAAGCCATTATAAATCACTCCTAAAAATAAGTTAATTTCCTTTGCCGAAAGTAACCTTTGTCTTCCTATCGTTAAATATAGGCATACGAGGGTCGTTTTCACGCATCAGACTTTGATCGACAGATCGCATTTGAGATTCCGTTAAGTTTTCGTAGTACTCAGTGCGTTCTTCGACTAGTTCTATTGGGGCCTTACACAGCATTAACCCACCAACAATGACATTATCTTTGAACCGTGCGTCGGCAACGGCGTCACTAAATATCTCGGGGTGGTCTTCTGCGCGTACTGGCTCCCAACCTTCACGTAACTTTGAGGATACATTAGTGGAATCAGGTTGACCCATAGTGCTTACACGAACCCAGTGAAACTTGTACCCCTCTTGAGGAATGGGATCAGGCAACACTGTTGGCCTACTCCACGCCTTTTTACGTACAGTTTTTTCACGGGTTTCCGCGTCTCGCTTAAGTCTATTTTCAGCCATTATTGTTTCCTCATTAATTCAGCAGCCTGTTTGGCGTAAGTTTCCAGTGGTACTCCAAGTTTTTTTGCGATAGCTATTTGTGACTGCGTTAGCCTAATTTTTTTAGGCGCTGTGCTCCGCGTAGCGGGTGCAACCACATTGCTAGATTTTTGCTTGGGTGCCTCTGGTTCATCCTCTATCCCATCATCAAATTGATCGGGAAATACTTGTTGCATACGAGTGTTAATTTTCTCGTAGTAAGTATCAGTTTTGGGGTCTATCCCCTCTTTTGTTAACTTGTTATGCAACCCCAATGCAAAGGCAGTCATTTCGTCGTCTGAGCCGAACCACGGGTTATTATCGCGCCACGCTTCTGCTTTTTCGTCTCGCTGCACTTGAGGCTGGGGTGCCTCTACCTGCGTTTGTACAGAAGTTGGCTCGGGTTGTAAAGGGGTTTCTGTTTGAGTTTCTATGGGCTTTGCACGCATTCCGTTGGCTCTATTAACCATCAACTGCGCGTTATTCATAACTTGTTGAGCTTCTACTACTGCATCAGCGTCGCCAGATTCGTAAGCCTGTTTGTAGTTATGTTTAGCGGCCCCCAGTTCCGCTTCTGCTTTCTGTTTAGCCGCCGCTATCATAGCGTTGTAACTACGAGCACTAGTGGTTTGGAGTTTTTTGTTTTCTTCTATCAAGTTTTTAGTGTACGTTTCGAGAGCTTCTCGCTCACGCTGGGCTTCCTCTTTAGCTCTACGCTCGTCGTGGTAGCCCTTACTAAAGTGCTTGATACGGTTTTTAACCTTATCAGAGTAGTTTTCTAGTTCTTCGTTAGTAACTTCCTCTGGTGGTGGAGACGCTTTTCGCCCACGATCAGCTTCTGGGGTATCGTCCTCTACCTCAATTTCTACTTCACCCGCTTGGATAATGTTCTTATCTTTAGCGGACTTCATGTCTTCTCGCCCCACAGCACCTGCTACTTCAAGCGGCGCGTCTTCTTCCACAACATCTACTTCAACCTCTTGAGTTGCTTCATCTTTATCAGGATCGGGAAATTCAAATTCTACATTTTGTCTAGGCATGGTCTATTCCTTATGCACGCGTGACAGCACGCGGATCATCGACGACAGCTTCAATAGAGTCGTCATTCATTAAGCGAAACTCCTGCCCATTCACCTTAAAACGCGTACCGGTGTTGGCTCGGAACATCACATGGTCGCCTACTTTGCACCAAGGCCCAGTAGGGAAACGCTCTTTATCGCTGTATGCTTGCTCGCCCATATCAAGCACAGACCCCACAGTAGACAGGATATATTCCTCTCGACGAGTAGATTCTGCCTTGAGAAGCCCGCTTTCCCCGAAAGTATCTTCGACGTTAGGCAGGGCAATAAGCACCCTATACCCCACAGGCTTAGGGATAGAGGCTTCTAACTCTGCCTCTTTTACCGCTTCTACTTCGATACGCTCGCTTCTTTTTCGTTCTAATGCAGTCATTGCGGGGGTTGTTTCGGCAATAGCGTCTACCCCACTAACGGTTACTGTTTCAGTCATCTTCGTCATCCATATAGTTACGCGAAAGGTCACCTACTTCTCTTAATGCAGCGTTTAGACCTCGAATCACACCACACACCTCCTTATACTCGGCAAAGTCTTTAGGACCCCCCGAGGTTAAGAATTCTTCGCTAGAGCCTTTAAGCTCTGTTAATTTTTCGTTCAGCACGTCAAAGACGGTTGTAGCCAACGGATCACCTCCTTATTGGGGCCTTTGCCCCTCCTTTCTAGCTTTAGCTAAATCTAGTATAGCTTTCGCCTCGTCCAAATCGTTCTTAGCTTGCGCTTGTTCGTTCTGCGCTGCTATACGGCTCGCTTCAATAGTAGCGGTGGTTTGGGCTTTTTCTGCATCAAGCTGTAATCTTGCCGCGTCAAGTTGCGTATCTGCTTGATCTTTCTGAGCTTTACGCTGCTGCTCAGCCTGTTTAATTTGCAATTCTTGCTGCTGCATCTGGATGATGGGGTCTTGGGCTTTTTGCTGGGCCTGCTGCTCTGCTGCTGCGGCCTGTTTTTGTTGTGTAAGCTGTTTAGCACCGTCCGAGATAAGTCGAGCAAGAAGCACTTCGTCTTTCTCATCTAACTCTTCATTTGGAGGAGGGAGAGGTACGCCAAGTTTAGTTTCCATCTGGCTTCTATAATCAAAGGCAATATGCTCAGCTATGTGGGCATTAAGCGCCGCCATAATTTGCTGAGCTGCTGGGTTTTGCCCAACAAACGCCATGATCTGCGGGTCTTGCATAAAAGCTTGGTGAGCAGCGATATGCGCTGCATGGTCTTGATAAATAAACGCTTTTATCGGCTTGCCAACTATAGCGTTCATGTTTTCGCTTACCGGATCGGTAGGTTTAATGTCGTCTTTAGTAGGCACAAGTTTGTCGGCGTTCTTAATACCTAAAACCTCAATCATTTGGCGATGGAGCTGGGGTAAGTTGTATATTTGGGGGGTAGCCTGCGCCATCTGCAACACGGTTTGGTACTGCACAACGCGTTGTGCCATCGTGCTGCTATTGGGATCACTGACGGGAATAACTTCCACCATAGCGTAATCGTCGCGTCTTGCGCGAGGTTCACCACGGTCAGGCACATACATATACTCTTCGGGGGCGTACTCAGCGATGATCTTTCTTAGGAGTTTAAACTCCTGCTTCATCGAGTAATGAACACGGGATTGCACCGCAGCCATTGGTTTGAGCGTACGCTCTAGTAGCGCAAGAGTAGTTCCAACAGGAGCATTAGCACTCATGTCGGATATGTTCATGTCTGAGATAGCCCCTAAACGACGGCCTTCTTCAGTAATTTGTTTGAGCAAAGCAAAAAGAGTTTGGCTGGGTTCTTTATAGGGCATCGGCATAATGTTGTCGCGGATGCTGCCAGAAGGCACGTCTACATCACGAAACTCACCGGGACCAATTGGTGTGTCATCGCCCTTAACGCGTAGTCCCCGAGATTTAAGGCCACCGGGTAGATTGGATAGCGTTCCAGCGTCAACTAATTGACGGATTAAACTAGTTCCGGCGCGAGCGTAGCCACCAATAATGTGAATTAAACCAAGTCCATAGAAACCAAATCCGGGGACATAAGCGTAATGGACAAAATGTTGACGCTTGAGCGTCAAAGAATCGTCGGGGTTCCAGTTACGGCGTATGGCTAGTACCTTGCCCGTACCCTTCTCAAGCGTTACTACATAAGGCTTTGCGACTTGCATGGAGTCTTCGCCATCTGCCCCGTCTACACCGTCAATATTCAGGTCAGCGTGCACTTCAAGCACGGTATAGCGGTCATCAGAAGTTAAAGAAACGCCTGATTGCTCTGCTTTAGCCTCTTCAACATCGGAGAAAAACGACACAGGGTCACCTAGCTCTACTTCTCGATAGAACCCCGCAGCCTGTAACTTAACCATCTCGTTTTTCGTTTTACGCATGACATGAGTAACACGCTCTGCGGACTCAATATTAGAGGCGCCGTAGGGGACAATCACGTCTTCAGCAGGGATATATAGGGCAATTTGACGTCCCAAGCTAGGGTCAAAATAAACTTTCTTAAACGCCGAACCAGCTAAACCTAGTGAGTACAGTAGTCGCTCATGCTCGGGGCGGTACTCGACCATAACCTCAGTCAGTTCGTAATTCATATCTGTCTTAACACGTAAGGCAGCGTCTTCTTTATCCTTAGTAATTTCTCCTAGAACCTTAGTCTTTACAGGACCGGCAGCAGGAAAAGTCTCGCTCATGGCCTCCGCTTGGAACCGGATAGCAGCTTCTGCTAAAACGTTAGAGTACACACCACAGGCGTTTTCCCAAGGCTCAGTACGCTCCTCGTACTTCATGCCCAGCACGTCAAGGCCCGCAACATAGCTATCTGCCCAGTCACTTCGAGCTGCCATATCACCTTCTACGGCCTCACACAGATCGCCAGAAATTTCTTCCAATTGGTTGTCTTCTAAATAGTCGGCTAAATTCGCATCGAACGGGGCGGCGTCAATCTCTGTGGTTTCTTCGCCAAAACTAATCTCTACACTACCGTCTTCCAGCTCAACCATAACGGGCAGGTCTTCGTCAGTAGCGATAGCCATTTCTATTACAGCATCCGGCTCGCCCATTTCTTCGATGCCTTCGGGCATGTCATACAAACTTTTTTCAATTGCCATCTTAGTTGTCCTTAGTCTCGGTGCAACCCGTAGATTAGTTTTTCAAGAGTTGCCATTGCTTCCGGGTCGCGGTACTTTGTTATACCGTACTGCTGCTCCCTCTCTGGGGTTATAAAATCATTTAGCTCACTAGCGTATTGCATATAATCTTTCAGTTCTTGCCGCTGCTGCTCGGGTATATTGAGTGCATCTATAACCCGGTGATCCTCTGATCGCTGCATAGTCTCAAAGCGTTTTTCCTTTTGCCTTAAGGCTTTTTGGTTAGGGACATAGGAGGAATCTTTTAGTGCATCCCTACTGGAGTTCTCGAAGTCTTCTTTTATGGGGTTTGCATAACCCCTGTGGGTAAGTTCATGCCACAGTGTATTAGGTGTGCCCCCAAGAAACTCTCCTTCAGGGTCGCCGTACTTTGTCCTGCCGTGCGTCGCGGGTCGAGGGTATTCGTTGTCTCGAAATGCTTGCGCGTCACCTCTTGAGTCGTTTTGGGTCGGTGCAAAAATCGCTACTCCCGCTCCGGGCTGGGGAGGACTGGCACCTTCTAGCCATTCAAGTTCCTCCATCCCCAATGGAAGTCCCTCAAACTTTTCTAAGCTACCTCCTGTGCCTTCAATCGGATAGTATCCCCATGTGCTAGGACGTGTGAAATTAGAATTCGGGTCTGTCTGGCCTTCTCTTAGGTCGTATCGAGATATAGTAGCGGTGTTGTCTCCAGCGCCGTAGCCAATTAGCGCCATCAACCCCCCTAAGCTATCAAGTTGCTGGTGAGGCGGTAGTTTCGCTATGTTATCCTCCATAAACTGTCTTATTTCGGGCGAGGTATTTGCAAACACTCGATCATAAAATTGATCTAGGTCCATATCATACCGTTCGCGTATTTCCTTTTGGAGGAGAGTTACCCCCGCTTTTGGGCCACGCGCAAGTAACATCTTTTCTGCCCAACTTCCTGCTAAGGGGCCATCGGTTCTTCTCGTTGTCTCTGCCATTAGTAAAATCCACCGCGATGTCTATACAAAGGCTCGCTCTCGGCCTCGTCGGTCGGTAGGGATATGAAGCCACCTTGCCTAAACCGCATCAACGCCATTATAGTTGTGTCCACTAAGTCATCATTAGACATGAACGGGAAGCCCGCAACTTCCTCGACTACTTCTTCTGCCCAACGTGTTTGGGGAACCCACACAAGTCCAGAGCGTACTATATCAGCAACAGAGTTTAAACGTGCAGTTTTATCCCCCGAGCCTCGGTGCGGTGTATATTCTTGGACCATTAGCCCAGACCTACGCATTTCTTGGTATAGAGGTGTACCACTACTCTTTTTCTCCACAATAAACGCATCTGGCTCCCATTCTTCGTACTGCTCCATCGCTAGTTCTTTTAGCTCTGGGAATTCGAGACGACGCTTGATGGAATTAAGCAAGATAATACAGTAGCAGTTCTCTTCTTCGTTAAAGAAAACGCCCCACGTAGTGAGTGCCGTGTAGTCAGCCCTGTTGTTCTTCTCTGCTGCCGCGTCAAGCGTCATAATTATGTACTCGCACTTGGGCGGGTCGTCGTGGGGCCACTCTTGCCACCATTCGCGCTTAACTATCGCCGCTTCTTCCGCCGTAGGAGTCTGCTGAAACTGGGCATTCCACTGAAATACCGGCATTGACGCTTTTGTACGGTATAGCGCGTCTAAATTAAAGAACTCGGGCCATAGTGGCTTTTCTACAGTCTTTTTTACGGTCAGTAGCCGGTTCTTAGGGTCCGGTACTTCGGACTCTACCTCTAAAATAGCTGGAAATTCAACAACTTCGTACTTATCGGCTAATTCATTCTGCGACATGTCCCGTACAACGCGCCCAGTCAGGTCATCTAAGTGCCATCGGGTCTGTACTATGGCTATTCTACCGCCGGGCATCAGACGAGTACGCGCACCGAACGTAAACCACTCGTATGCTTTGTCGAAAACGTCCAAATTACCACTAATAA